GAGGCCCAGCAGGCCAGCGGGGTAGGCCACGATTGCCTTGCGCTGCCACTCGGCCACTTCCTCGGCCAGCGTGGACAAAGGCTGATCCGGTTCGATTTCGATGAACAGCAGGTGATTGCGCGCAACCGCGTTCTTCACGTTGCGCCATTTGACGGGCGGGATCATGCTTCGATGTCCACAATTTGAGCAAGGCCGTTGGCAGAAAGAACTTCGTGAAAGTGTTGCCTCGGTTCACCTGACGTGCGGAAGCTTGCGATCAGGGCAGCGATGACGGGAACAGCGGCATCCATACCATCGGGCAATGGGGCGGTGCCTTCGACCCAGCCCTTGAACTGGTCGTCTGTCCACGCATGGAGGCCGTAGTGGGTCGCAGGCGCGCTGCCGTCTGCGGAAAGCGGAACGCTGTAATTGTCCGGCCCCCAACCCATAGCCTCGGCCACAGCGTTGCCCGCGTCGCGCATGGCTGCGGGGAGGATTAAAATGGTGCTGTTCATGGTGTGATTCCGTGCTTGGCGTAATAATAGGCTTTGAGAGCGGCCAGTTGCTCGGTTGTCATCCGATAGCGCATGACAATTTCGTAGATGCGGAAGTTGCCAGCCAGTGTCCCGCCAGTGCGCGCGCCGATACCCAAATCAGCCGGAGCGACGATTGTTGTGGTCACGGCGGATGTCGCAGCAGTTCCGTCATTGATCTGGACTGAAACCGTGCTGCCAGTCGCGTGGTAGCGTTCCGTTACAAGGCCCGTCACGCCGATGGCTAAATCAGTGTTGTCAGGAGTCGTCCCGTTATTAATTGATCCAAGTGACGGCGAAACGGATCGTTGGCGAAGTTCGGCAGAGCCTGATGTCCCATTGCCATAGACTTGATCGTTCAGCGTCCACGAAATCTGCCGCAACACGGTTGTGCGATCATAGTCGGTGCTGATCGCAAGGGCCATTTGCAAGCGGTCGTCCACACCGTCCGTTTCGAGGTAATGTGTTCCGGTCGTTGCATCGAGGCGCAGGATCGGCCTTGCCGCTGCGGTCGCCTGCGTGGCGTGGTGCCCGTTGCCCGACTTGTCATCAATCCGCGCAACCGTGCCGTTTACGCTCGCAGGGATAGTGCCTGCCGTATCTGCCCATACGGTCGAAAGGTCAGACGGATCGTACCACGCGCCTTGCTCGCTTGCAGCGAAGAGCGACGCAGGATCAAACGCCGCCAGCGCCGAGCGCGCCCCGAAAGGCGAGCGAAAACCGTCCAGCGGTGAAGCGATGCTACGCATGGCTGACGAAGACCTCGGTCGCCTTGTCAGCCTCTACCGAGCGAGCCCAAACTCGATTTGCACTGGCAACACCAGGGAACAGGTCTGCCAGGGCGCGCTTGCTCTCCCCCTGTCCTGCCTCATAGCGAATGCCCACGGTAACGCTCGCAGCATTGGGTGCCGTTGCGCCACTGGTAGCCTGCACATACATCGGCGCGCCGCGGATCAGCTGAAAGGTGATCTCGGTCACATCGGCGTTGGTCAGTTGCGTCCAGTCGTCCGAGCCAGCGACAATCGAAGTGTTCTGAGCCATTGTAATCTACGCTCCTATGAAAAAAGGCCCGCCCGGCTTCCCGAGCGGGCCCTCCCCTGACGCTGACGGGCGTCCTATTCTTCCGGTTCGGCTTCCGGCTTAACCGGCGCGGCCTTGGCCTTTCCCTTCGCCGGGGCCTTGGCCTCGATTTCCTCAAACCACTCGGGCTCGAAGTCGTCAGCCTCGATCACCTCGCCCGGCTCGGCCATGACAAGGGTCGCCCCCTGCCATGCGCCGCGCGGGCCGGTGCTGATGTTCCTGATCTTCACCATGGCTTAGATGCCGTCGCGGTAGACCATGGCCTTCGGCAGCCGGACATCCAGACCGCCCACGTTCATCACGCCGCCGACCTCGTAGACGAGGCTCGACTTCTGGAACGCCGGCAGGAACTGGTGCGGTCCGGGCAGCAGGAAGCGCAGCACCTGCGAATTGCGGTCATAGGCCACCATGCGCTTGGTGCCACCAGCGCCAGCCGCCTCGAGAGCGCGGCTCTTGAGGATGGTGAGGCCCTGACCCGCCACGTTGTTCGCTTGAAGGAACGAGAGGATCGTGCCGCCGGTGTCCGACAGGCGCGTGGTGGCGATGCGGTTGTATTCGCTGGTCGGCAGCACAACCGTGTTGGCGATGTGCGTCTCGCCGGTGCCGGTTTCAACCGCAGTGATCGCCTCGTTCAGATCGCGCAGGATCTGATCCGGCGTCTTGCTGGCGAAAGTGCGAGCCGACGAAGTGCCATCGGCCGGCACGTTGGCCGCCGGAGCGTTGGCGTCGTTCGTGAAGCCGGTCCAGCCCTTGGTGGCGTCGCCCACCATGGCAGTGCTGTAGATGAAGCGGTCGGCGGCCTGCACGGCAGCCTGCGCCTTGTCAGCCGACAGCGAGCGGCCAAGCTTGGCAGCGCGCTGGAGTTCCTGCGTGTTCCACTCGTAGCCGATCGCGGCAAGGTGGAAGTTGCGGGTGGCCTGCGCCATCTTGGTGCTGGCATAGGGCATGTCGAATGCGCCGCCCGAGAGGAACTCGGCCTGGCCGACATTATCCATCGAGTAGACCAGCGTGCCAACATCCCACATATCGCCCTCGGAATTGACGGGCATGAACGGGGTGATGTCGAACGAGGGATAGCGGGTCATGTAGACCTCGGCCTCGATGCGATGCAGTTGCGGCGTCAGAAAGGCGTAGCCCACCTGCGAGTCCGACATGAAGGCATCGACCTTGTCCGCGAAGGTCGCGGCGTGGCGGGCGTTGTCAGCCGACCATGCCGAGATAACGGCGCGCTTCACGTCCGCATCGGCGGCCATGAACAGCGAGGCGTCCTTGATGCCCGAAGCGCTGTCGTAGAGATTGGTGATCGCGTTCATTTTGCTACGCCTCCTTAGCGCTTGACGATGCGGCAAAGGCCGTTGGTAACAGTCTGGTCGGCAACCCAGCCGGTTGCGATGTGGGTGGCGTCCGCAGCGGTCGAGCCGATGCCGTCAGCCGCGCCTGCGCCGGTGCCGATGGTGATGGCAGCGCCATCCGCCACCGAGCCGGTCACGGCCACGTAGATCGCGCCCGAGGTGAGGATCGCAGCATTGTCATACTGCTGGTATTCGTCGGCATCCTGCCCGGCGACCGGAGCCTGCGCCGAGGTGGCGATGGTGAAGCCCAGGAAGGTGGCGAGGGTGCCAACGGTGGCGGTGCAGCCATGATCGCCCGAACCGCGATAGACCGGCTTGCCGAAGGCGATGCCAGCGGCATCCTCGACGGTGCGCGAGATGCGGTTCGAGGTCTCGCCGTTGGCGATCATGCCCGCATAGGCAACCGCCGGGCTTTCAGTGTAAGCGTTCTGGAGAACAGGCATTGTTCCGGCTCCTTAGTTGTAGCGGGCGAAGCGCAGGGCGTTGGTCACGCTGCGGGCATCGGAGAGATTGGCGGGCTTGGCGGGGGCGATGTTGTGCACGGTCGCATCAGCCACCGGCGAGGCGGTCAGGACAGCGAACGCGCCCTCGATCGCGGCATCGGCGGTCGGAGCCTTGTCGCCCAGCTTGGCGGTCACGACTTCCTTGCGAATGTCGGCAGCGGTCTTGCCGGTGGCGTCGAGCGTCGGCAGGACGGCCTTGGCGGCCTCGATCAGCGCGGCACGATCTGCGGCAAGCTGGTCGAGCGCGGCGGGCTCGATAGCGGCGCGGGATTCGTCAAGCTGGGCCTGCATTGCAGCCTTCTCGCCTTCGGCCTTGTCGGCACGGGCGGTCGCTGCATCGCGCGCTTCATTGGCTGCGGTGATGGCCGCGTCCTTCTTGTCGAGAACGGCGCGCACCGCCGCCTCGTCGGCCAGCGAAACCGGCAGGCCGTCCACAATGATAGTTCCAGCCATGTTCGGCTCCTTGCTGTCGTTGAACAGGTTCTTGAGTTTGGAAAGTTCGGCGGCAGTGATGCTGTCGCAGATCGCGGCGTCCTTGATGGCGCATTCCGGCCCCGCGCGGCCCCGATCCACGAGGGCAACGTGATTGCCCGTGACGCTGGTCTGGCGCGCGTCGCAAATCGTGCCGTCCGGCGCGGTGAAGCGCCCGAATTCCAGATCGGCGGCGTAGCCGTTGGACAATTCGCGCTTGCCGGCGTCCACCTTGGCAATGGCCTCGGCATCGGTCAGCAGCAGGTCGAAGGCGAGATAGTCGCCGTCGCGCAGTGCACCCATGATGGTGCCGCGCGCGTGATTGCGCCAGTTGTCGGCGGTGACAGGCTCGGCGGGGTGATTGTCGGTGATGGGCTTACCGATGAAGCTGCGAACGGCGCGCTCGTCAAAGACGGTGTTCTCGTCCCGCAGCACCTTGACGCTGGCCTTGTCGCGCAGGCCGTGCTTGTTCTCGGGATCGATCTCGCGGCCGCTATATTCGTATGTCCCGGTGCGGGCGGCCCGCGCCCGAACGGCTACAGCGCCGTTGGCGAGGCGCTTGGGGGCGTCGAGGGTAAGGCGATCCGCGAAATACATTGGGCCCGCGATAGGACGCGGGCGCGCGGGCTATTCCCGCCGCGAGATTACGGGGTGCAGGCGAGAACCGCTTCGTTGGTTTCGGCGTTGGTGATGCAGTCGATCTGCTCGTCGGTCAGCGCAGGCTGATAGGCTCCTGAGGGCTTGATGGGTTCGGGAAACGCACCGCCCTGCGCGAGTAGCCAGAAGAAAAACCCGCCGACAGACAGCCATCCCAGTATGAGGCCGCTGGTCAGGCCGTCGCGCGCCTTGCCGTTTTCATCCCGCAAAGCCGAGTTGGCGCTCATCTCGCAGAGTTTCACAGCGAGGCAGGCGCAGAGCAGGAAGCCGATGATCTGGATCATTCAAACCCTATGCCTGATCTAGCGCCATCCTGCAAAGCCGCCTTACCGCCTCGGCCCGCGAGGGGATGCCTGGTTGCTGCGCGCGCCATGCGTCGATCCGCGCGATCAGCGAGGGTTCGACGGAGAACATGAAACGCTCTGATTTGGGTTCTGACATGGTGACGGCAGTTATAGCACTTTTCGCTTGCTTGCAATATCTGCCGGTGCTATCAGTGCTAGCGCCAAGCAAGGAGAAACCACATGGCAAAAGCAATTGAGCAAGAAATCGTAGTCCCCGAACTTCGCCGGGGCATCGTCAAGCTCCGCATCATCGGCCAGACCCCCATGTTCCAAAATCGCATGGCCGCGAAAGCCAAGCAGCAACTGCTTGTTGGCGGGCGGAAGAAGACGGCTGCCGACCGAGCGCAGATTAAGCATCACCCTATCGCCGAGTTCCGTGACAGCCTTGAGCGCATGACCCACGGCCCGACCGCTCTCGGTCTGCGCGTGGTGGCCATGAAGGCCGCGATGTGCACGGCGGCGCTCGAAACGGCGGGCATCACCAAGACCTCGGCACAACGCCTCCTGTTCATGCCGGGCGACCTCACCGCGCTCTATGGCGTGCCGCAGCTTCGCATGGACGTAGTGCGCTCGGCGGATATCAATCGGACGCCGGACGTGCGAACCCGCGCCTTTCTGCCCAAATGGGGCGCTGAAATCGAAATCCACCACGTCCTGCCGCAGCTTCCCGTGTCGAGCGTCGTCACGCTGGCCTGCAATGCGGGCGTGCTGGTCGGCCTCGGCGACTTCCGGCAGGAAAAGGGGAAGGGCGCATTCGGATCGTTCCGGGTGACGACTGCCGACACGCCGGATGCTGAATGGGATGACCTTGTGGCCAATCATGGCCGCGACGCCCAGCTCGCTGCAATCGACAATCCCGAATATGCCGATCAGGACACCGCCGACCTGATGGAATTCTTCTTCGGCGAGGAAAAGAGGAGGGCCGCATGAAGTTCACCCGCGCAATCCGGCAACAGATCGTCAAGGAATTCGCGGAACAGAACGGGGGCTGCTTTGACGCAGCCCTCTTTCTGGCCCACGTCCGCGAAGTCGGCGATGCCCATCCTGCTTGGGCATGGTTTGAGTGGGATGACGACAAGGCCGCGCTCGAATATCGGCTCGATCAGGCCCGCGACTTCGCGCGCGGCCTCAAGATCACCTTCGAAATTCAGGAGGTGCATCGGGGCAAGATGCGTATCACGCAAAAGTCGGCTCCGCTCGTCATCAGTCCGCTACAAAGCCGATCGAACGGCGGTGGCTATCTGGTGACGGACCCGAACTCGCCAGAGCATCTTGAGGAACTGCGTAGACAGGCCGCCCAGTCGCTGCGCTGGTTCATTTCGCGATTCGAGGGCGTGCTTGACCCGAGGGCGATGGGTGCCCTTGAAGGCGTGCTGGCGGGCCTTCAGCCCGCGGATCACGCTGAAGCCGCCTAGGCAGGCGTGGCTAGGACGCGCGGGGCGTGGACTGGCGAGGACGGGCTAGGCAGGTTCGGCTAGGTCTGGCACGGCAAGGCCGTGAGCGGCATGGATTTGATGGGCAAGGCAGGCTAGGCGGGGTGCGGAAGGGCACGGCGAGCATGTGATTGGCAAGGCAAGGCGAGGCAGGCATGGCCCGGTGCGTAGCGTAATGGCGGGGTCCGGATGGGCGAGGCAAGGCGCGGCAGGCTAGGCATCGCGGGGCTCGGTGTGGCGCGGATCGCAACGGCTAGGTTCGGCAGGCGAGGCGGGGCTTCTACTGGCTAGGCTCGCAGAGGCGAGGTCCGGCGAGGCAAGGCAGGCTAGGCAGAGTTCGGCCCGGAACGGCGCGGCTCGGATTGGCTGGTTCCGGCAGGCAGCACAAGACCCGCCCCTCACCGGGCGGGTCTTTTCGCGTCACAGCTTCCGATGCAACGCCGCATCCACGATCCGGGGCGCAATTTCCTGCACCACATCGACCGCGACATTTCGCATGTCCTTGATGCGCGGCAGAACGTCATAGGGAATCGGCTTGGCCTTCCGCGCCTGATGTCTCGCCACGTTCATCGCCATCTGCAAGATCACAGGATCGATCGGCTTGCCCTGCCAGCGCCGAACTAGCGCCCGCTGAGCGAACCATGTCGCCCAAGACTTTCGGGGCTTTCTCGCGTGCGTCATCCTCCGATATCCCATTCTCGCATCATGCTCACTCCAAAATCAGCACCGCGCGGCTCGTGCACCCGCAATAGGGCGCCTGCCCCGGCCAATCGGCTTTATCGGGCGGGCGGCGCACCAGCTTGCCCTCGTATTCAGATCCGACGCGCGTCGGATCTTCGCTATACAAAAATCCGTCCCGCACTTCATGCTCGGGCCGGGGATGGCGCTTGCGACTGTGCACCCACGTCCAGGAATCGATCCCCGCCTGCCGCCTGCGCTCCTCGTTCAGTGCCGAGGACAGCTTGACGTTCTGATCAGCCGCCACGCGCAACGCCCGCTTCCGCCCCATTCCCACCGCCTGCGCAATCTCCTTGGCCACCTCGCGCGGCGGTGTGCGCGCCTGCAGGCCGCGAAAGACTGCGTCGCCAATCCTGCGCCGCGTCTCGTCGCTGACCGAACGTATCAGCCCGACGTTCCGCGCGATCACGGTTTCCAGCGTCTCGCGCACGTCCTGTGGGCCGATGAGCGTGGCAAGGTCAACGGTGGTCGCGGCCTGCACGGTGCGGCGCCACCGGGCGCGATGGTATGCCTCAGCGAGCCTTGCCCATCCTTCGACGCGCTGACGAATGGAGAGGATCACCGCGCCGGCCAGATTGGCGCTGCGCTCGATCTCGGCTTCGAGCGTGGCGGCGCTGTCGGTTTGCAGGGCGGACAGGCTGCGCGCATACTCGGCCTCGATCGCGGGCAATGCGTTCTGCCATATCTCGATGATGGGCGCATATGCCTGCCGGTAGAGATCAGTCGCGCGGGTCGCGGGCAGGGTGATAGGTTGGAGCGTGATGGCCCGCTTGCGTGAGGCAGGGCGGGCGCGCTTCGTCATTTGGGCCAAGGGGATGCGCATTATGCGCCTTTCAGGATGGCATCCCAAGACAGCACGCCGTCATCGGCGCGGCCAATCCAACGCGCATCAATGGCGGCAATCTTGAAGGTTTCCTCGCCGTCCGCAAAAGCGACGGTCACCTCGGTATCGGTGACGCGGATCACAAAGCCCGCTCGCTCGTCAATCGTAACGCAGTCATCGGGCCGCATATCGCGCGCCGTCATCACGAAATGGTCGGCCACGCGGGCCGCTGGCGAACGCTCACCCCCTTCCTCGATTGCGCCGCCGTTGCCCGGCTGCGGCTCCCCGTCCGGGTCAATATCGTCCTCGGGCACCACCCCGAAGCGTTCCGTCTCCGGTATCTCCGCCAGCGCCAGTTCAAGCTCGGGCAGATAGCCCCGCTCGATCATGAGCGACTGCACGCCGCGCGACAGGGCTTGCTCGGGCACGGCGGCCACGGTTTGCAGCTTCTCGATCGCTTCCATCTCGGTCTTGAAGATGGTCGCGCGTTCGGCCTCCGAGGGGCTGTCGAGCGGGTCGAATTCATAGCTCATGAGCCCAGCAGCCACACCAGACCCAGCAGCGGCCAGCAGGTGCGGGTCGAGCCGGTCGAGGCATGGCGCGAGGTCGATGGTCTGCATCGCGCGAACGCGCTTGTTCCAGTCCTTCTGCTGGCTCTCGCCCGAAGAGTTCATGCCCTCGGGCGCACGGCCCAGCAGGCGCGTGGCGGGGATGTCGGAGATCGAGGCAACCCACTCGCCATAAGCGTTGAGCACGTCCTTGGCTCCAGCGAAGGTGTAAGTGGCGTCTTGCACCACCTCACCGCCCTTGCCGTTCTCCGGATCGCCCGCGTCGAAGATCGTGGCGTTGTGGATGCTCTCGGCAGCCGCCATGACGGACAGGCGCTGCATGATGAGCGCCTCACCATCGGCCTCGGATGCAATCTCGATCAGGTTCGGAATGCCGATGCGCAGGAGCCGCGCCTTGTGGATCAGGGCGGCAAAGCTGGCGCGGGCCGTGTCGCTGTCCTGCACGGCTTCAAGCACCTGCTGCACCACACTCTCGCCCCAGAACTCGTCAAGGCCGCTGGTGCCGGGGATAATCAGACTGGCGCTGGTGTCGGCGCGGAACGGGATCACGCGGGACGGGTGCAGGCGCACTTGCCCGCCACCCGCATTCAGCGTCCACATCTCCGGCTCGCCATAGCCCGCGCTGGTCGCATCGTTGTTCAGCCGCTCGAAGCCGAGGTGCCAGCGCGAGACGACATGCAGGAATGCAAGCGGGCTGTTCGGGGGGGCAGGCTGGGTCGGATCGCCCGGCAGGCCGAGGATAAGCGCCCCGCCGCCAAGGGCGCGCAGGATTTCCACCTGTTTCACCTTCTGGCGCAGCGCGAACCGCTTTTCCGCATCGAACACGGCTGCGATCTGGTCGTCATCGCCGCCCGTCCACGTGCGCCATTCGCGCACCATGTCGGATGCGGGGATGGTGCAGATCTTGCGCAGCAGGCCGGAGCCGGAATAGGCGGCGGCGATTTCGTGCTGGGTCAGGATGCGGGCCTGATAGGCGTTGGCGCTGCGCGGGTCGCGGCGCGAGCCTGTGCCGGTGAGGGCATTGGTGAGGCGATCGACAAGGGAAAGGACGCGGCCCATGCTGGGCGGTGTGGCGGGATTGAGGGCGTGGCGTTCCCGCCGCCGCGTGCGCTCCGCTACAGCGCCCGCCGCAGATCGTAGGAGCGGGTCGAGCCGAGGGCGAGTTCGGTCAGCGCCCAGACAAGCGCATCGGCCCTGTCAGGCGAGCCCTCGCCGACATAGCCGCCAGCGGTGAAATTGCACATCTGGTCTTCAAGGTCCGGGAATGTGCCGACGTGGTGCACCTTCCCCTGCTCGTAGAGGGCGGAAACAGGTTCGGCGCGCACGGCCTTGCCCCGGCTCGCCTTGACCG